GCTGGTTAGTGCGCCCAGGACATAGATCAGAATGTCCTTGGAGTTAGCGTCAACGTCCACAAAAATAATGACCGCAAACAAAATGAACGTGAGCCCCACGGTGCCGAGCGCCAGGATGGGTGTAACAATTTTGTTAAGTATTGGAGCAGCTGCGCTGGTGGCAATCTCAATCTCCCGCCTGCGAGCTGAGTCCATGTCCTTGACATGAGATTCAAGTTCCGCGAGTTGACCCCTCTGCGCCATCTCCATCAGCTTGGCCTGGGCCTCTGCCTTCGCGCCTGGGTCAGGCAGAACTTTGTCAAGAACCTTCTCTCCGATTGAGAGTAGAGCTGCGATTGGTAGCATCGTTATCCTTTCGTTGCGAGATATAAACCAATGTTGCTGAAAGCGTAACCGGCAAACACAATGGCCATTGCTAGGTTGCCCCTGGTGCCCTGTTCAAATCCTATGTAGGCGTAGACACAGCCCACAAAAATAATGAGCCACGGGCTCATACGCGCTGGCCACGGAAGTATGCAACGCCATCGATCACCTCGCAGAGCTCGGGCGGCAGCAGCTTGCCATTCTCAAACGTGAGCACACAGAAACCAGAGCACCAGTTCACCGGGTTCATCTCGGTGTAAGTAAACTGATCGCCGTATGGTTCGGCTAGGCAGCCGGTATCTACCCCCCAGCGACGCCCGTCATAATCACTAAATGGGGTCACCCGGAGCTGGTGTAGGTGCCCGGTTACGATTGATCTACCTGACTTGATCGCATTATTCCACGTCGCGTGGGCCCCGTTATTGTAACGATGCTTTATTACTACTGACTCGTTTATGTCCACCCGCCAGGCTGTGTGCCAGCCAGGAAAATAATCCCAGAGGTTGCTGAACTCTGATAGCTCTGGAGCATGACTTGCAATAAAGTTGAACAGACGTAGGTCGTGATTACCGTAGCTCCAGAATTTAATTGCGTTCTTGGATGCGTTTGCAATTTCATCTAATCGATCCTGGCACGCCTCAATCTCTTGCTTTGGTGTTGGGGGGTTAGTGTTCATCAGCGCGGGGTGTCGGCTGATCCTGGCTCCATCGAAGACATCCCCATTGAGCACCACCTGGAGCGGTTTGAACTCGGTTAGCAATTTAACAAATGCTTTGTGAGCTACAGTTGATTCGCCTGGCCAGTAGTGACAATCGCTGGCAATAAATACATGGCCATTGTCTACCCTATGCTCTATCACTCGGCGATTCTCAGGTATGTAGGTATTGCGTTTGCTTTCTTGTGGCGCAGAGTAAGCTGGTAGCGCAATCCCGCGTTCAATTTGAATCTTAGCCTTGCGTTGGGCCAAAGCTCGCACAGACATACCAACGTGTTCGGCAGCTAGCTTGGTGCTGCCAAACCGTTTCATTGCCGAGATGATTTCCTCGTCGCTAACTCTTTTTAGTGCCACGGATTCTCTCCAGTTTCATCTCATCGATGGGGCCGTGCGAGCTGGTGTCGTATAGACACGCAATCTCAACGGCCTCGCGTGGGCTCTTGCCCAGGTGCATGGCCCCCATTGCGTATCCAGCCCCGGTGCCAATGGCAAAGAACGAATTCTTAATTGGCACGGGTATGACCGAGCTCTCGTATACCCACAGCCCCTGTGCGTTTAGCATCAGAATGCTGATGTCGGTATCCGAGTCCAGGTCACCGCCCTGGTCTAGCACCTGGTAGAACTTGAGCAGCCTCTCAAAGTCACCGGCACCGCCGTAGATGCAGCCCTTGCCACGGCGCAGTTTGTTTATCAGGTAGTAGCTGTCATCGGAGCTGACCATCGAATCAGCGGCTATCTCACCTGTCAAAAAATTTGCAGCAATGGTTGTCACCAGGCACCCATCAACTTGAATACTCCGTAGATGATTCCAGAGAGCGCAAAGATAATGATCCAGGTCAGCCGCTCTTCAGCTCGCAGGCGTTGGAACTCATGGTCGAGTATCTTGTTTTCTTTTCGCATCTGTGTGATTAACGCCTTGACCTCGTTGACCGCAGCTCTGCCAAACTCTTTCTCAACGTCCTGGTACATACCCTCTTCAGCTGCTCTGATTTTGCGTACCTCTCGGTACTCGTTGGCGGCGTCAATGAACACCAGGTCACCCCGGCGCTGCAGCTGGAGCTGCTTGCGCTTCCACGCTATGCGAGCTCGGGCCTCCTCATCGAGGAAGCTGGATACCTCGGCCCCGGTCTGCTTGATCTCGCGGCCAACCTTGATGGCCTCCTTGATGCCACCCAGGGCCTGCCTGGCTACGTCTGCTGGGTTCCCTGGGTCAGGTAGCTTTGTCACGGGTGAGCCTGTATCCAATGCGTTGTAGGTACAGGCCAGTTGCGACCAGTAACCTGCCTAAAAATTTCACAGCTTTGCAACCAGGCCAATCAGTAGATTGATTGCCCAACCCATTGCGCCGATCAAACCTATGGTTGCACCGATCAAGCCAACCTCGATGCGCTTGAGCCTGGCGTTGGTCGAGCGGAACTGTAGCTCAATGCCAGCGTATCGCTGGGCGCATACCTGTTCGTGAGTGTCGAGCTGGCCCTTGACCTGGTCTGCTGTTGTCATCATTCACCTCAAGGTAGCGTAGCGACAAAAGCCTGTGCCGCCTCAGCAGTCATCACATTGCCATCAGCGTCTTGCAGTTCTGCGCCAGCCGTGACTGCCTTCTTAAACTCTGCGTAGTCTGTGTTGTCTTTGCTCATCGGAATACACTTATAAACTGAGCCGTTTTCAAAAATAATTGAGTTAACAACGCCTTCTGAGTTTTTGTGTAGTTTGTACATTTACAACTCCGCATCAAGACCGGTTACGCCGGTCACATTAAATTGACGACATGCGTATGCATACCCAGTTGTCAAACCAGAAAAACCAACAATTCCAAGAGTACAAGATTTTTCACCGGGAGTATCATTCGTTGGATTTGACGTTGAGTTTACATTGACATTTCCGTTAATCCTAAACCGATCACCAACTGTAAGCGATGAATAGACTGTCGGATCTGTTCGCATCGTTGTTGGGTATCTGATTTGAACGGCAATGTCTGTTGAACTTGTTGCAACTGCTAGTGCAAGCGGGTCATTTGCAGGGGCAGAACTGCCAGATGTCAGCGTAAAAAAATACCGCTGACACATAATCAACTCACGCCCATAATCCCTGCGCTCAAACGGTGTAGCAACAGAGCCTACTTCGAGTTGAACGCCTGTGATGTAGAAGGTGGCTCCGTTTGTGCCGACTACGCTGGTTGCGCCTGTTGGAGCAAAATAAAGACTTGATGACCAAGAACCAGCAGTTCCGCTATAAGTTGAGCCTGTACCAAGATTAAATATTACAGATATACCAGTACTATTAGTTGTTAACCAAGTTCCGCTAGTATCGCCAGCAACAGTTACACTAATTTGTGTCCATGTATTAGCACTAGAAATAGTAAAAGTAAAAGGATAATTTCTATTTTGTGCGGAATTTTGTAATACACCACCAAAAGTACCAGTTAATGAACTACGCACCCAAGCAGAAATAGTGATGGTTTTAGCGTTAGCTGTACCCCAACCTAAATCCGCAACATTGTAACCTTCTATGTATTGTCTAATACCAAATGTATCACTAGCACCAACGGAGTATGCAGAAGATGAAGTGCATCCTAAATAATTTGTAAACCCCACTGGTGGAGTAATTGAACCAGCATTTTGCTGAACACTATATTTTGATGCTTGTGTAAGAAAGGCTTGCCATCTATCTAAGGTGTATTGTCCATTAGTAGGAGTAACACTTGCCCCAGCGTTCCTCTGGTCAATCCTCATATCTGAATTTATCAGGCGGTTACGGAAGCCTTGTAGACTATCCGCAGTAGGGGTCATACTATTTATCGTAGCGGTATTGCCACCACTAGCGTCTAAGATTGCGTTTGCTCGTACTGTACTCATTTTGGGAACCTCGCTTTGATTTCTGCTACCTTGGCTTGCCACTCCTCCGTCGTAGCCTCACCACGCTGGGCTTTGAAGAACAACGGGTCAGCCTCTGCTATGTAGGCACTACGGCGGTTCTCGGTAGCAATACGGGCTGGCTCTAGTGCGGTTAGCCTAGCCACCTCTGCGGTAATCTCTGCCTCTGTTGGCTGCGTCTGGTTAGTATCGAGCCACTCTAGGTCATCACCACGGAGAACCCATTCAGAACCGGGGCGTAAAGAATGAAGTGCTTCTACTTTAGTAATCATGCCGCAACCTCCATTAGGGTAATAGTAGAGTTGCTTGAAAGAGCGCTAATTTGTATGGTTCTACTTGATGCAGAAGAATCTAATTTTGCTTGAATTTTGTAAGTTGTTGAACTTGTTGTACTTGGAGAATCTAAATACATTAAGTCTACAAGAGGCCATATAGCAAAACCACCTGCTCCAGTTCCTGCCTGTAAATTGTCAGTCATTTTTTCATAAACGGTGGTAGAAGCCCTTAAGATACTAAAATAAAACTTTGTATCACCATTAGTACCGGCATACATACGACCACTTAAAAAGCCTAGAACTAAAATTTTACTTGATGCGCTAGTTGGCGTAATTGTTACACTCAGACCAGTATCTGTATATGAGGTGGAAGTTATGCTAGTGCTTGTAGAATAGGTTGCACTAACCACCTGAATCACAGAGCCAGCAGGGAAGCCCGTAGTCGTAGCAGAGGTCAGGATAGTGCCAGTATTGTTAGGCAGCGTCAGCGTCCTGTTTGTGTTGCTATTGGGGCTAGCAATCGTGAATATCCCAGTACCGCTGGCGTTGCTCTCTAGTTTTATTGATGACATATCAGTTCCTTAACAGGCCATTAGCACACACGGTACGCAGTAAGACCCGTCTGCGTAGGTGCAAGTAACATGATTGGATGTGACCTTGGCAACAGTCTTAGAGCGCACAATATCGTCACCCTGTGGCTTAGCAGTACCGTCACCAGCAGACATGAGCAAGTCACCCTTCTGGACAACCACGCCCTGAGCAATACGGATAATCATGTCACCCGTCATCGCCATATTGATTTCGTCTACCTGATGGTCTTCGTCATATTCCCAGTTCACAAACACGCCAGCCACATTGACATCGCCCTCGACATCAGAGACCTTGACCTTGTTTAACTGCTCGTTTGCTATTGGCTCTCCGTCTTTGGTGTAGACATTCATCTCATCAAGGTTAGACATGACCGTGCCCTTGAGCAAGTCAGGCTTAGTGAGCATTTGCGCCCAGCGAGATAAGTGACCACCGTTGTAGGATACGGTTGTGCCAGATACGGAGATGGTTCCTTCACTTGTTCCATCTTGTGAAAAATAAACAATAATTCCATCGGTTGTGTCTCGTCTAAATACAGCAACAGCACCATCAAGAACGGTTGCCGTAAATTCTCCACTAGCGGCTAAATATCCACCAGCTCCGGTTGTTGTCGTTGTAGTTTTATTAACAAAAAAGTTACCGTTAGAATCAATACGGACACGTTCTGCGGGAGCAGCAGCGTTTGATGTTGCAAAAATTAAATTTGCAGTTCTAGCATTGTTTCCAACCTGTGAAGCTGCAATGTATGCATTTGTTGTGTCAGTTCCACCGCCATCTGTTGAAAAGTCAAGTGAATATCCTGCGCCATTTGAAGCATTTGCATGATAAATACGAACAGTACCGTCTTTTACTTCTAGTCTTGCATTTACAGTCGTTGTTCCAATCCCAAAGTTCCCACTTGAGTTAAACCTAGCAACCTCTGCACCGCCCTCACCAAAGGCTATGGTGTCTGCCGCAGGGAAGAAGATACCTGTGTTGGTATCCGTACCCTGTACCGCTGGCGTACTAGCGGAACCGTCTACACCCGCTATGCCTGTCGTACCGTTTATTGTTACTGCCATGTGTTGTCTCCTTAAACCACAGTCCAAGCAGAGCCGCTTGTAACCGTTACCGTGATACCTGAATTTACCGTCACAGGGCCAGCAGATAAACCGTTGTAACCGCTGGCTATCGTATAGTCTGCTGCAATAGTATTTGCATTGACAGTAATACCGTTAGTGGAAACCATCGCAGTAGACTGCAACTCACCTGTACTGGGCTTATACAGCAGTTTGGCGTTGCCAGTATTTAGACTGCTAGCCGTACCGCTGGTGCTGCTTACAAATGTTGGATACAGATTGCTTGTGGTGCTTGTGTCATTAGAGATAGTGATACTTGTACCGCTACTCGGCGTTACAAACGACAGGGTTCCAGAGCCATTGGTCTTTAATACCTGATCTGCCGTGCCGTCAGTAGTTGGTAGGGTGAACGTATTAACAAACGATGTTAGGTTGCTATCGTATGCTTGGACATCTGCGCCGATAGTCAGGCCAAGGGAGGTCTTTAGCGTAGCCCCTGATTCAACAACAAAGTTAGTACCGTTGCCGATAATCACGCCATTGTCTGTTGGGGTCAGGCCAGCTACGTCAGCTAGTTGAGCATCGTATGCTTGGACGCTCACGCCAATTGCGGCAGACTTTAGAATGGTTGCATCGGCAGGTTCAAAGCTAGCTGCTGTGTATGTGCTGTCTTTAATCAGCTTGCCGGTTGTGCCATCAAACGCAACAAGTCGGTTATTGACCGCAGATGCTGGGCCAACCACATCCCCGGTTCCAGAGCCTGCCGCACCCTTCTCAGCTAGCACATCCCAGTATGTTGTATTGGTTGGCAGGTTGCCGGTAGAGGCAAGCTTACAGATGTAGCTTGAGCCGTTGTAGCTTACTGCGTCATCAACTACATAGGATGTGCCGCCAGCATAAGCACCCAGCCAGTTCATACCTACCGGGCCGGTTGCCCCTGTTGCACCGGTTGCACCGGTTGCGCCTGTGGCTCCGGTAGCTCCAGTTGGGATGCCGAGAGTCAGCGTATATGTACCAGAGTTGTAAGACGCTGTTGCGCTAGACCCCGGAGAAAGAGTGGTAGCTGTGGCCGTAAAATTGTTGGCCAGGTTGATCGATGCATTGCTAGCATTGGTTGCTGTAGTGGCAGATGATGCAGCCGAGGTTGCGCTGTTGGCTGCGTTAGTCGCTGCCGTGCTAGCAGTAGAGGCAGAACTTGCCGCTGCCGTTGCGCTATTAGATGCGTTGGTTGCGCTGGTGCTAGCAGACGATGCGCTGTTGGCCGCATTGGTTGCGGAGGTTGATGCATTAGATGCCGAGGTACTCGCGCTGCTAGCAGAACTTGCGGCATTTGACGCTGACGTAGATGCAGCTGATGCGCTGGCCGCAGCTGCTGTAGCTGATGACCCAGCAGATGCGTTGTCTACAATCAAGTCCCACTTAGCAGAGTCGGCGTTAGTAGAGATAGGCTGCGATCCGCTAGACGTATGCGAGGTATTGGCGTAGTAGATGTTGCCGTTGCTGGTGTCTTTGACAATGTCACGCTTGTTATAAGCCGTAGCAGCTGCCCAATTACCACGGTTTTCGCCAATGGTTTCGCCGGTTGTTGGGTTTCCGCTAGCATCAAAAGCAAGGGTCTTATTGGCCCGTACAGTAGACCGTGGCAGGGTCATGCTGATACTGGTTGGGTCAGTCTGCGGAGCCTTCAGAGCCCGGTCTACGCCCTCTGCGTTCTGCTGGGCAAAGATGGTTAAGCTATCGAGCTCATCATTAATCGTATTGGCAAACAGGTCACCGCCCGTCACAAAGTCCGAGGTGCGCTGAATCGCCCGGTCACCAACGATGGCAATCTGCGTGGCCCCGGTGGGGCTGGCCGTCAGGGTCACATAGCCAGTACCGTTGGTGTTGATCGTAACCGTGTAGTCCGTGGTCAGCGTCAGCAGGGTATCGTCCTTGTACACAGAGATATCTGTGTTAGCCAGGATCTCAAAGGTAAAGGAGTACGGCCCGGTGCCAGAGGCAGCGAGCACTACTCGGCGGGTGACGTTGCTAATAGGTACTGGCATATCTGAATCCTTTCAATACGCAAATCTAGTGGTTATTTCATTAATCTTCTACCGGCTCGCGCTTTTCCTTGAGAAATTTGTTTTTGGCTCTAAACTGGTTTTTCATTACGTTTTTAACCAGGTCTGGGTACTTGGCCTGGAACCCTGGGTCTTGGAAAGCCATCTCCTTAAAGTCTTCCTTGATCTTGGATAGCCGGTCAACTGGCCCCTGGTATCTTCTGGCCGCCAGATCACTTGCCGTCTCCCCGGAAGAAAGCACCTCGGCCACCGCCTGCTTGTAGCCCCTGCCCTCAACCGTGATCTTGTTCATCGTCAAAATTAAGTCTGAATATTCGGCATCGTTCATGGCAATGTTGGCCACGTTTCGCTCTGGCAGGGATATTGGCTGCTTGCCTGTAATCCTGGCCAACTCCACAATCTTCTTGTCGATTGTGTCCAGCTCCGAATCCTTGCGATAGAAAGGCAAAATCCAATAGATTGCCCCAACGTCTTGCTGAACTTCCTTGCCCCATACGTTCCTGGTTGGAGCTCCAGAACTAAAGGTCTTGGCTGCCCAGGTGCGGTATAGGAAATCAAAATACTTTTCGTCAGCTGGCAAGCTTGGGTCAACCCTAACCTGGCGTTGTGTCGGGTCTATGGTGGTTTCAATTTGACGAATTAAGGCACCAGCTGGTGTTGGTATTGGAACCATCCCAGCCGGGAAGTTTTGAGCTATGCCACCAAAGAACTTGTTAGCCGCAGCTGACGCACGCTCGCCTGTTGGATCGCGCTTGAGCTCCTCGATTAAGCTAGTAAGGTTTGCCATGCCAGACATGAATGGCAGCTCGCCAACATACTTAAACGGAACCAGAGCTGCGTACAGCATTAGATCCGTCCAATCTGAATCATCGTCTTTGGCGTAAACCGATCCAACCTCGGCAAGCGTTGCGGCCATACCGATCAAACCACCTATTGGCTCTAGGCCAGCGTAGCTCACCCACTTGTTGGCCATTGATTCCGGTAAATCAATTCCAAATATTGATCCCGACATTTTGATTGAAAACGGCTGCCAACCAGGATTAGTCTGGCGCAAGAACTCCCTGCGTTTTGGGTCTGTTGGGCCAGCTCCAGATATATTTCCATCTAGAGTTTCGTACATCATCCAGCCCATTAATGAACTACCCATTGCCATTTTGCCTAATGCCATCTGACGGCGTGCGCCACCAGCTGCGAGCTCATCCCTGACCTCTTTCATAACCGGCGCAAACGGGGTGCGCTTAAAGAGCTCTTTCTCTACGTTAACCACGGTCTTAACAAACGGGGCTAGCACAGTACCAACCGGGCCAAGTCGGTTACGAACCATGAGCATGGTATTGCCAATCTGGCCCATATCGCTTTGGAACGTGGCCTCTTTGACCGAATCGTCTACTCGCTGCAATATCTTGGCATCTGGGTTTGCAATCTGCACAACCATGCCATCGATTGCCTGGTCAACTGGCACGCCATTATCTATTGCAAGAAACGCCTGGCGTGCTGCCAGCCTGCGTGTTTCCATCTGAGCTACTGTTGCCTTGGCAAACTCATCTCCAGCTAGCATGGCCCGGAACGGCAATCGGATAGCCTTGCCCATAAAGTCTACGGCCTGGGCTGTTGGGGTGTTGGGGTCAGCAAACAATCTAGATGACAGAGCTGGCATTGGTACCTTGTCAGCGTCTTTCCCGGCGTACTGAGGAGTGTCGGTTTTAAATGCCTTGATACCGGCCTTAAAAGCTTTTGGAACGGCTAGAAAGAAATTGGCAAGCTCGATTGCCGCCTCTGATGCGTAGACCCTGTCGGAGCTCTTTGAACCAAATACAATTTCAATTGGTTTGTCTATTGCTCTTCCAGCTGTAGCCGCAAATGCTGTATCAAATCCCCTGGTCAAATTCATAATCATGCCGCCATAGAGGTTGCGCTCTATGGTTGCAGGCGAATACATGATCGAGCTGGTGTACATCTCTTTCCAGATTGAACCCAGGTTCTTCCAGGCACCACCGGACATCTGCACAAACCTGGCTCGCTCTTCCATGCTTAGTGTGTCAAAAGCCTCGGCCATCTGCTTGAGGTTTAAGCGGCCACCGCTTTCGTTAAGCAATGTTGTGATTGCAGCTGGATCTCCAATTCCTGTGGTGCCATCAACCGGCAATCGGAAAGAACGTAGAGCACGGGCCACCTCTGTCTGAGCTGCTTTGACCGTCATCTGAATGGCTGCGTGGGTGGCCAGCTGATTGCGAAACTCCAGCAGTAACGCATCATCTTCTTTGTTTGGGCCGAGACCCTTGACCCGTTTAGTTAGCTCATCTAGCTTTGATGCCGAGCGCACCAATAGCTCTCGAGCTGCAAGCATTTGTTCCGCATTAAATGTTGTGCCAACCCCTGCCTTGATAATATCTGGAACGATATTTAGTCGAGCGGCCATATCTTTAACGGCTTCATCACTAAGCACGCCACGCTTGGCAATATCTGTGTTTTGTGCAAATACCCGGCTAACATCGTTTATTGCCTTATGAATATCTTCTGGGGTTTGGATGTAATTGAAATTGAAATCAATTCCAACCTCCGGGGCATCTGCACCAGACAGGAACTTGACGCTTTGTATTGGATTGGCGGTTTCAATTACCAGCTGTTTTGGAGGAACAGCTGCCTGGGTTACGTTTTGTGTATCCACCACAGCAGCTGTGGTTTGTACATCCCCGGTGGTGGTGACGTTAACCGGGTTATCAATTTGTTCAACGGGTGGAGTTACAGGCTGTTGTGCCTTGGGTTTTTTCTTTGGCGCAAGCAGGCCAGGCTTTTGGGCTTTTTCCAGCTCAGCTGCACCTTTAGCCACCTGCTCTTGTAGCTCGGCCCCCGTGGCCATAGATTCGGGTATCTTGCGTGCAGGTTTGACACCAGCTTTAATAACCTCGATGACCGTACCAAGACCTGCAACCTCTACCGGCTCGGTCTCTGGCTCCCCGCCCTGCGGCGGTTGAATCGCAGCCAGGTCAGGCTCCACCTGGTTGGACTGCTCAATCGATTTGGCCAGCGCATCTAAGCGTGTATCAATACCCTTGATAGCCATTATCCAAGTCCTTTGTTCATCGCGGCCAGGTCAGCAACATTGATAGCGGGGCCTTGTGTAGACGGGTCTCCACCGGCATCCCACCAGTTAGCAAACTCCAAACCATCTTGCATATATTCTTGCGCCCCAGGAAATTGCTGGAGGAAGTCTTCTTCATTTAGCTCAAAGTCAGTAATCATTGGGTTGCCCTTTCTGTGATCTGCTCACCTGTTTCCATAATGGACGGGGTTTCTTGGCCGTCCGTCTTGAGCATAATAGCCTCTCTCTTCTGGCGCGGGATAGTCACCTGGGTGCCAAGCTTGGGATCATATTGGACAAAGAATCCATTGGAATCCTGTGCGGCCATAGATTCCTTGCGAGTCATAGCCTTATTCTTTAAGCCAATAATCACCCCATCAAACCCAGCAGGCTGGGCATCCATCGGACGGAAGTCATAGGCATCCCCATCAACTACTCGGTAAATTTTGCCAGTAGCCTCATCTAGCACAGATTCAGGTAGACCCTTCTTGCTGCTAAATGCCATTGCCACGTTCTGGCCATCATCAAGCCATTGGCGCATTTGCATCCAATTGGAATGCGGATTGTCAACGTCTACGGTCAAACCGTTTTGGCCAGCTTTTTGAGACAGGCCGGTAGAGCTGTAAGTGTAGTGATGGTTTGGCGCAATCGGGCGGTACTTCATCTTGGTGTAGTCATAGAAGAGAACATCTGGGTTGGCCTCGATGATCGACTTGTAGACCTTTGGATCGATGTCGGAAAGCACGTTCAAGCGGATAGCCAGGGCATTGCCATTCTTGGCAGCTGCGGTCTTTAGCGACAGGATTTCATTATTGAGCTTGATGGCAAACGCCTCTGGCTCGCGGAACATAGCCTGGGTCATCCTAAAGCTCCGCAGGCGGGTTCCTTTCATAGCTTCCAGGTCTGCCCCTCCACCGTAGGCAAAGTAGCCGCCAGAGGTCTTGCCAAGGCATTCCTGGGCGCAGCTGGCAGAATTTGGGCAGGTGCTGAACTTGCCAACTTTAAATGCCGGTGAGATGGCCAGACCGGCACTCTCAATGTTGCGGCCATCTGGAAGCTCAATTGGAACCCCGCCTTCCACGCCGGTCTCGGTCTTGAGAAGTTTTCCGTTGGTAGTAAGCAGACGTTTTGCGCCGCCATCCTTTGCCGTACCAAGAATCGGAGCCAGCCGCTGGTCTGCAACCATAGCTGCATTCTTGAGGTTGGTTGGATCAAGGGTCTTGATCCAGGCCATTGCATCATCAAACGATTTGGCAAAATACTGGGTAGATGGCTCAACCGGAAAAGGCTGTGCAATTAAATCCTTGAATGCCTGGTCAGAATATATCTGCCCTTTAGGAACATTTTCAGACACATATTGTTTTAATTCTTTTTGCTGCTTGCCTGTTAATTTTGTTCCTGTTTGTTTTTCAACAGCCTGGATCATTTTGGTTGGTGACATATTTGATGCAATGCCATCCGAAACAATTTTTTGAGCTACTGATAATCGTTCTGGGTCAATGTTAGTTAATGCGATTGGCTTAACAACATCTGGGGCCTTCAGCGTAATAGCACCAACCGGAGCGGTAGTCATTACTTGCTGCGCCATTTCTTTAATAGCTCTAGACCCAGCTCTAATCCCTTTGGCCGCCAGGAACGGGTCAGCCACCAAACCACCGGCAAGCTCTCCACCGGCTGCGGCCTTCTCACGCATTGCCATATCAGTAGTAACGCCAGGCGGTATTACTGGTGGCAATATCTTGCTGCGCTCTATATCCTCGGATGTCGGCAGTAAAGTAGGAGATTCAAACGCCGCAGCTGCGCGGCTAATTCGATCCATAAAACCACCGCCCTGCCGGTCTGTGGCAAAGCGTCCAATAAACTCAAATAGCTGCTCAACGTCCCCGCCAAACCCCAGCGTAGATTTAACGCCGCCGCGAGCAATGCCAGCCATGCCGTCCACAACAATCTTGCCCATCTGTGCCGGGCTCATGGTTTCAGCGTCAGCTGGTAGCGTCATGCCGCCCTGGGCCAGGAACTCGTCTAGAGCTGACGGCTGCTCACCGGCAACCTCTTCTGGGGGCGTTGGCTGGCCAACTCCAACGATATCAATACGCAATGGTTTCTCTTCTGTTGCGTCCGTGGCCGTGGTGGCCGGGCCAGCTGCCAGCTGAATTGCCGGGCCAACCCCAATCAGCCTGCCATCGTCACCCTTGAGAAACACGCCTTCAAAGCCATCCTCATCTTTGATGGTTACAAAGTCAGGGTCACCTTCAGCTGCACGTTGAATATAGCCATCGCGCACGCCAGGTATAGACATTGTTTCGTCAAAGAAATAAACGTCATCTACACGGCTAAACTTAATCATTGCCCACCCCTTGGTCTTCCAGCTTGCTGCTGCCCACCAGGCTGAGTGCCAGCCCTTCTAATATTTTGTCGATAGTTTTCGACAGCTGTTTTGGCAGCAGATATATCATCTGTTGATGCAGGCTTTGGTTTGCGGTTTGCAGCTGCCGCAAATGCCTGGTTAACAGCAGCCTCATTCATAAGATCAACACCGGCCAATTCTTTTAAGAACATCTCAGCGGCATTTTTATTTCCAGCTGCGGCCTTGTTAAAAATTGGAGACATCTCTTGCTGAAGATTTCCTTGTAGCTCATTGCCCTTTTCTCTAATTTGGGCATCTGACGGGTATCTTCCATTTTCGTCCGGGGTGTTCTTAAATTTAATCAACTCTAGTTTTGATTTGTTTACAGCATTGACCGCAGCTGCCCTGCCCTCGGCAGAAGTAATTTCTGGTGGCAGGTTTGCGCTTTGGATTCCAACCGTTAGGTCAAGAATACGATTGGCCTCATTCATTGCATCGTTTGGATTGGCAATCTGTAGGGCAAGGGATTTGGTTGTAGATTTGGTTAGCTTGCCTTGGTTTGATACCAGCTCATTTACAGACAGCTCGCCCCTGGCCGCCTTGCCAGACAAGTCAATTAACGTGCGAATGTCATCGGTAGATGCGCCAGACTGATCGCTATTAATATATTCTCTAATTGATCTAATCTTAGATGGGTCTAATGGCAAGTCTTGCAATAATCCATATAGCCGTGTTTGCTCTTTTGGATCGTTGCTATTCATAATCTTACGAATGATTGGGTCAGCCTCAAGATTGGCGTTTGTGTATTGCGCCTCAATGCCTTTTTTGACCATTGCTGTTCGCTGGTCAATCAACTCAAATAATGCCTTGCGCTCATCAAAACCCATGTTTTTCCATTGCTCGGCATATTTGCCTGCATTATTAGCATTGAGTTTTAAAATCATTTCTGTACCAGTTCCGCTTGGGCTAAATTCTGGTGACGTAAAGTACTCGGCCATCGCGCTATTGCGAGCGTTGGTGGCCATCTTGTCGTACTCGCCACCAGGTGCCATGTATTTGTTATAGCTTGATGGATTGTTGTAGGCTATTCCAGATATTGTGCTTCTTAACCTGTCTTGGAATGCTTGTAGTTCTTTTGGATCTTCTATTGTTTGCCAGGCGTTTGATAAAGCAACCTGATTAGATTTAATAGCTTGGTCTGTAATTCGGTCTCGTTCCGTTCCATAAACATCTGTTATTAGTTTATTGCTTTTGTTAAGCAATGCTTTACCAGACTGAGTAATTGAGTTCATCAACCCAGCTGCCTGGTTAACATCTACTTTATAAAGTTCTGATGCGTAACCCTGCAAAGATTTAACCCTAGACTGAATCTCACCAAAGTCGGCGAGCTTGCCTATGGTGACATCTCTGTCAATGAGTTCCAGTTCCTTTGCAACTGCCGCCTCAAGGTCGGCTCGCATCTGGATGCCAAGGATTTTGTTTTGCTGGTCAGCTCTTTCCTTAGCCTCTCCAAAAGCAAATTGCGCCAGCTTGTCTAGTGACGATCCAATGCCCTGCTGAATGCTTACTTGAGCAGCAAGGTTGGCCGTGCTGATAGTAGGCACATCTGCCGAAACTACGCCTGATTCTTGGTATCTAGGAACGCGAGCCATAATTAACCTTTATCCGTACCACGGGTTATCAGCAGTTCCACCAATCGGCCCGTACATATCTAAACCGCCAGGTGTTGCACCCGGAGCTTTTGGCATTCCCTTTCCAGCTGTTGCTGTGGCCATTAAAAGCTTGGTGGCTGCATCTAGCTTTCCAGCCTGGCGAGCTGCGGCACCAGCGGCCATACCTGATTGAAGAGCAATATCACCGGCGCGGAAAGCGGCAGCGGAATCGTCCATGTAAACCATAAACTCTCGCCCGGCAGCTGTTTCGTTTGCAGCTCGCACCACATCTACTGATCCGCTAAATGGATCGATGCCGCCAGCATAGCCTTTGGCTGCCAAGTTAGACTGTGTGCGCTTTAATTTCTCTAGGGTCTGGTTGGCCTTTTGCTGGTACTGGATTGCCCGGCGGTCATACTGGGTTTGCTCTAGTCTTCCCTTGAGCTCCAGCTGCTTGCCCTGGATCTGGCCCTGCTGGTATGAGCTGTAAGCGGACATAACAGATGCGGCCACAGCTGCGGCGGTAAATGGATCGTTTTGGATCTTGCTTGATCCAGGCGGGTTGTGTGGGTCACCAAGCGGTAGCCCGTGGACGTTGATATCAAATCTGTTCATGTCATGCCCCAGGGTATGTAGATATCTTGTACTCTAAACCTAGCAAAGTCATCTTTAGCGGAATAGTTTGCCTAATAGTGATCTTACCTTCTGTCGTATATCCGAGAATGCTGTCGATAGTTTTTGTGCCAGTAAAGAGAGGTACGGGGTCATCGAGTGTGTCTCCTGTGTCAAAACTTCTAAAAGGTAATTCGTTGTCATTGACAATCAAATGCTGGGTGTCTTTGACAATAGCGTTTACTTCAATAATTCGTTTCTGGTAGGCGAGCCTGGTGCCAGCTGCAATCTTGATGTCTGCTGGCATGGTGACCGCCTGGGTAGTAAAGTTAAGACCTACCTGGTATGAGCTAGTAGCTGATCGCGGGAATGTCACCGTGCCGCCACCAGGTACTGTCTGAGCTGCCTGCACCGCGCCATCTAAAACAACCTGCACAGACTTGGCAACAAGGTGGGACATCGATACAGACGCAGCTGCGCCGCCAGACTTGGCGCAATCAAGTTGGAGGCTATCATCGAATACCTCAACGTAATACTGAGTCGTACTATTTATCGTACGTTTCACCACCGTATAAATAGTTGTAAGGTCTACGCCAACATCGATGTATTCACCATCGGTTGTAAACTCGGACGGCGCAATTACGTTTTGCACTCGCAACATAGAAAATGCAGCGATTGTTCCACCTGTGCTGTTAACGATAAACAGTAAATCATTTTCATCGGTAGCTACTGACCGGCGCAGAGCCATCCTTGTGGGAGACTTTAGTAAATGGCCAGCCAGTAGCGATATCTTGCTTGTAACGTAGGTCAATTGCGTGTCTGTAAACGCAAACTCATTGAGTGACTTTCCCTGCCGCTGCAAAAATAGCGTGCCTGATTCAAGCTGCTGGACACGGACACCCTCTTTGGCACCATTGCGGGTAACCGCCTTCATAAAGAAGTTGGTGGGCGTGATTGGCTCCAGCCCCTCTTGTGGGCAATAAAACTCACCGCCTGTTGTAAAGATTTGCAGGTCTCGGCCAGAGGTTACATCGACAATTGCGTTAAAGGTGTTGGTGTCTAGCGTAGCCTCCACCGCATCATCGTCCAGACCTTCGGTTGGCTCAAAGTCAAAGAATAGCCCTACCTTAGAACCCCATACGGTTGATGGCCGCGACTTAGACCCGGCAAAGAAAAGCCTGCCCTCATGGAACGTAACCGAGCGTGGCCACCCTTTTCCAGATGACCACACAGCCTCGTATCCGGATTCGTAATCCCATGAGCCACTTGCAATAGCAGAGGTGTTAAAAAACGGAAACTCAACTATTGCGTCAACTACCGTGGCACTTGTGTATTTGACTATCTTGGCCCTACCCTGGGGGCTGGCGTTAACGTATTGGCCAACTGATGCCGCGCTAAACGGCGTGCCGGTTGAAGCTGTCAACGTAACCTTGCCAGAAACGGCAGACGGAGTCAGGGTGCCAGCTGGAGTAGATATTGATACGGTAAACGCATACTTTGGAATGCTATCGAATGACAGCGTGCTTGCAGTCCAGGCAGAATCGTTGGCACCGCGAACAATCTTTACCGGGTTAATGTCCTGGTGGCAGACAATCAAAGTATCTGCTGACTGTGTCCAAGTTAGATTGGCTAGCCTGGCACCAGTAAGGCCATATGAGCTGGTGTCTAGGTAATCGTTTGCCCCTGCGTTGATGGCCAGCTGCTGAACGGCGTTTTTAAAAACATACATCCGATTGTGGGTAAAGCAGAGCATATAACTATCGGACGTAGAGAACTCAAACGGAACCAGGCGTACCCCATTGCCAGCGGAATCGGAACCCGCATTTGGCAGCGACATAATGTACTTAGAGCCCGGTCTGCGCCTAATCCCACCCTGGGGCTGCACCACCACGTTGGTGGCCTCCTCAAGGGCGTTAGCGTAAGCCTGTAGGTCAACCCTAGCCCTCAACAGGGGATCGAGCTCCCCGGTTGAGAAGTTAGTTTGGATTGACGTAAAACGTGCCATCAGTTCCTCACATCGATCAAGCTGTAATCTTCAATCACAGAGATTGGCTGGCCCTGGCCATCGATAGTGGTGGCTGTACGCATATACCCACCCCGGCCATTTTCTGACGCAGCTCCAATAGCAATCTGCTGCCAGTATTGTGTTTTGTCGATCTGGTCTGTAATTGGCAGAGACAGGTGCCAGGCCATCATGTACTTGAGCAGCTGCACAAAGTAGACCGGCATCTCGTACTCTTGGACGGCATAGGGATAGTCGGCGTAGATGGTTGTTTCGTTGGTGAGCAGCTTGTCTTGGAATATTCGGTAGGCTTTAATCGGCCTGGCACCAATAGCGTTGGTAACAAATACCTGCCTGGGAGGCCCAATCCGATCACCTGGCAACTGGTATTCGTACCTGTACTCTGTGGTTGGCGTAGTAATTAGCTGAGATAGCTGAATCTTTTTGTAAACAAAAGACCACGGATAATTTAAAAGTGTTTGATTTTTGATGTCTGGGTATAGTCGATCACATACATTGGCTGCGTTGGTTCCCTCGTTAAACGATGAGATAGCCTTGGCACCCAGCATCAAGAGAGCGTCTGAACAAATTGATAGTGCGGAATCACCTGCTGCCATTTGCATTACTCCATATATCTCTTACCCAGCCACTTGAACCAGATCCTTTTGGCTCCCCATGAAAACAAACTACTTTTGCCTCATCTGGTTTTGGCTTGCCAAGAAGATGAAATTTGTATGAGAAGATTCTATTGGGGAATATCTGTTGCCACAAGCAGTCTGGCTTTTGATTCTTAGCAATAAAAGCCTGATCTCCAAGATTCAAGCTCCCAGAGTACATAGTCATATAAAACGATGGGTCTGACTTAAATGTCAGGTAAATGTGCGAATAGTCCCCGTTCCAGGCCATCATCCCGCTTGCCGGGGTATCGCGCTTGCCCAGGTCTTTGAGCATCGTGAACTTATGGGGATACTCGGCCAGCTCGGTCAGGTCACCACAGATAACGGTATCGAGATCAAAGTAAAGCACCGGGCCATCAAATACCCAAGAGAAGAGCTCGATCTTAGACCACCAACCTGGCCACCCGTGCTTGAGCGGTATCCGCTCGCAGGGTACATCTACATCTGAGAAACAAACAAACCTATGGTCTCCAAGATTCTTGGCAACCATATTCATCAATCTTTCTACATCGGCTGGGGTGTAGGGTTCTTTGCCAGCTGATTGGCTAAAGCGGCCAGACTTGAGAACGCAGACAACAGTTAACATGGGGCTCCTAAAACTTGGCGGGTATATCCGCTGACAGAGGTTACACCATCCATGCGTCCATGTTCTTTGTGTATATACAAAAACCTCTGCCAATGCTCAATGTTATTGGCGGGAGCAAATACCCTGTCTGGTTTGCTGTCTGGGTATTGAGCGTGGTAATCGGTGCTACTAACACTTAGTGGAATACCGGCCATAATTACTTCATCGAAACCCATAGCCTTGGCCCAAATTGCAGCCACAACGCCGCTCGATCCTTTTATTCCAACCATGCTAGTCCACCAGTAGTCCACATCATCTCCAACGATGTCTGCCCTGGCGTGAACCTTTATTGGCCTACCGGCCTTGGTTTTGTATTCTTGAGCGTAGCTGTTGTGCTGCGTCCAGATATGCTCAATCTCAGGAATTATTGCAGCTGCGTTATTGACCCCAACGATAGTGGAGCCTGGGCGCAGCTTGAGTGCGTTTGCTAGGTCTTCAAAGACACAAGGGGCCGCGCCACAAATAATGGCACACCCCTTGTGTTGTACGTCATACGGCTGCGGCATCACAATCGGGAGCTTATGGCCCCCTCTTGATTAGTCCGTATCCGTGTTGGCTAATGTTGTGCCATCGTTCACATCAACTACGCCTGATGCGTTAGACAGTACATATACCAGCGTTGCTACAGCGGTTGAACCTGTTGACGTTACACAGTAAATCAGATCCCCAACTTCCAGGGTATCAGCCAGGCTGTTGAAGTAACCAGCTGTGTTGACATCAGCAATGGAGTCAGTTGTCTTATAAGCGTAGATCGATGGTGCGTTGCCGCGCTTATTGGGGCTGACAGAGTTTAAACCAGTAATAGAAAAAGCCATTGTCGTTCTCCTTATACCGAATCGGTTGTTTGGACTTCGACAATACCTTCAGCATCGATGGCAATTGCACCGGCTGAGAATACTGCGTTGACCAAAAAGCTGGTCTTCTCAGGGATGTAATTGATTTCCGTGCGAGGAGCGATACCCTCTGCATAGCCGATAGCGTCACGGTGGAAAGCCCACAGCTTGCGCTCAGATGATGCAACAGGAAGACCACCCTCGGCGCGGTCACCGATTGTGTGGAAAGTAAAGCCGAGGAACGTGTTGAGCTCTCCAGATACCAGGGCGCGGACAGTATTGAAATCTGCGCTGGTAACCGAGGTCTCAGCAAGCAACGATGCCAAAGAGTTTGCGTGGATGATCATGTGGCGGTTGTCCATTGGGACGTTGCCTTTGTCCAGCAATTTCTTAGCAGCACGCAGTTTGGCTACGTTCAGGCCAGTATTAGTACCACCCTCGTCTTCGGTCACGATTAAGCTTGTGCTCGAACCTGCGAGTGCGTCCAAAACGATCTGGTCTTGACGGCGGCCAATAGCGGAACCAACCACCTGGACAAGCTCAGAACGCTCGTCAAAGTTAACTTTAGCCTGATTGAAGATGTCGCTGTACTCAGCGGCATTGTAATCAGTCAGCGTGCAGGTGACGTTAGAGAACGCTACGTTTAAAGGGCTAACATCGGATTGGGGAACGCGCACGGTGGCCACGCCCTTGCCGACTTTAGGGAATTTTACAGTTGAGCCTTCGACACCCCTGCGCTGACGAACCGCACCTACCAACTGGGCTTTGCCCTGGTAAGCTTGCTTAACTTCAGCGTCAAAGAGGGTTACAAAGGCGTTTGATAATGAAATCGCCATTTGAAATCTCCAAGAAAGTTAAAAAGGTTTAGTCGCTTCGGTTAGCCGGTGTTCTGGGCCTTTTGCTTGCTAGTTACGCTAGCCGCTCGTCAGCATCCGCTGCGGTAAGGGTCGATGGATATCGATTGGCCTTAAACGAATATCTAACGGTTCTAAAAATAAAATGCAAGAAAAAAAGCCACCGGTGGTTAGCCGGTGGCGTTCAAG